TCCGCCATTTCCCCGGTGATATTTTTTTGCGTGAGCCAGCGTTCAAGCTCAATCTGGCTCTGCTTGATTTCCAGGTCAAGACTACGTTCCCGCCACCTGAATTGATCGGTAATCAGGGGGCCGGTGGCGGCCAGAATGTCAACATAGGATTTGGTTTTACCCAGCATTTCATTCTGGTCAGCTAACTGCTGGTTTCGAATCATTCTTAACCGGATTGTCTCCACAGCCTCTGCCGAGCCCTGAATTCCTTTGTATTTCCGTAGCCACTCTTCCGCCTGAGCGTTGATTTTCACATATGCATTGCCGGAGTGCTCCGCCTGGAAAATCGCAAAATCTTCCACCACCTTTTTCTTTTCCAGGGTGGCGCGCCGGTAAGCCAGGGCCTCAGCCTCCGCGGTTTCAATGCCCTTGGCCCCCAACTTGGCAATATCATTCAAGGTCTTGGTAAGATGCGCTTCAATTTCCGCCAGATTCCCCGCAGTAAGTTTCTGAATGTCCTTGTTCAAATTATCTATGATGGCTTGCAGGCGATTATAGGCTGATTCGAGACTAGCCCCGCCGCCTTTTTCCGGTTTGGGGCCGGGGCGTATAGGGGGTTTAAAAGCCTCTTTCGGAATTGGAGCGGCCCCAAAAAAACTTTCCGCCGCTTCGCCTCCTGGCCCAACCCCTGCCGCTGCCTGACTGGCCGCCGCCTGGGAAATAGCATAGTCAATGGCCGTTTCCGCCGCTATCGCCATGGCCGGCGGAGCCTTACGGGCCGCTATGATTAAATCCGTAAGCAAATTAATGACCCGGGTTATTGCCGGAGCTGCCACGTCAGTTAATTCAATGGCGAAACTATGCCAGGCCGCGGCCAAATCCCCGGTGGCTTCTTTGGCCTTGGAAGCTCTCTCGGCCATGTCAGTACCGATAACCATCCCCAGCCTTTCAGCCTTCCTGACCCATTCATCCATAGCCTCTGGACCGGCTTTCAAAGCAATGACCATGGCCCCGCCAGCCCGGCCAAAAAGTTCCAGGGCAATCCGGCTCTTATCCGCCGGGGCAATATTTTCTTGCATGGCCATGGCTATGGCCTTGAGTTTGTCTGGAAGGGGAAGCCTATTCAGGACTTCCGCCCTCAACCCAAGTTCATCCAGGGTCTTGGCTCCTTTTTCCAGGGGCTCTCCGAATTCATCTACGGCACCCGCGGCGGCCTCCACCTTAAGCTCGGCATTGGAAATGTTTTTCTGCATCCGCTCAATGGCGATATTGAAAGCATCAGCATCCATCCCGGTTTTACGGGCCATAATCCCCAGGGCCGAAAGCTCTTCAGTAGTAGTGTTCAGGCGGTTCGCCATCTTGAGTAGGTTGCTCTCGGCGGTCGTAACTTCCTTGAAGGTTCCCCAGAGCTCCTTAATGCTCAGGCCCACACCCGCTGCGGCCATCAGGCCCTTGATACTGCCAGTGATATTATCAATGGCTTTCTGAGTCCGCCGGGCATTTTGCTCGGCGATGTAGGCAGACTTCTCCATCTCGCCGGTGAATTTGGCGAGATTGGCTTCTAATGATACGACTAAGGAACCGAGGGTGGCCATTACCGCTTCCTATATCTCTGTTTGGCCCCTATTTGTGATTCGCGGGCCAGATTAGCTAATTTTTGATCTTCTTCCTTGATGATAAAATAAGCCTCAAGCTCAGTAAGTTCTTCTGAGCTAATGGCCGAGAGCATTTGATTCACCGGCATATGAAAAATCTCAGTGGCCAGGTCTAAGATGAACCGGCGCCTTGGCCGGCCCCGGAGTTTTTTACCATCTCCTTGACATCATTCCGGCCAATACCAGAAAGCCGGCAGGCCACCTCGAAAATCCGATCAATGGGGGCGGCGTTCTTTTTGCCGATTTCAGCCACATCACCTTTAGAAAAGAGGGGGTGGCCATCCCCATTGACCACAGTCAAAGCTACCAGACGGGCGCGCATATTTTCAAAAATGGTGTCCATGCGGCCTTCCGAATCGGGTTTGGTCCGGTTGCTTTCTTCCCAATTATCCCGTTCCTGGGCCGATAGGGATTGCACGCGCACCATGGCTCCCGGTCCCCATTCGGGCACCGGGACATCTTCATACTTGCGGTCTAGGGCTGATAGGATTGTCTCCCGCGTCAGGAACCGCGGTTCAATTTTCTTCATAAATCCTCCCTATGTTTGGTCTTAAGCCACGGCCCGTTCCAAGACCCCATTACCGACGAATTTCAGTTTGGTAATGGCCACATCGCCTACCTTCCCGGCGATGGGGTCATAGTCGGTAAAAATGCCATCGCCGGTGAATTCGGGATTAGCGGCTCCGACAGGATCAGAAGTAGGCCGCATTATCAAGGCGACGGAAGTCCCCACTAAGTCGAACAGCACCGAATCAATGGACGCGTCCGCATAATCCTGATTGAGTTCCACATCCAGAGACCAGTCCAGCAAACCGCCCAATCTGGTTTTGGCCGTGTCCCCCATGGCGGTTTTTTCCGGCGCTTCCGCTTTGTAACTAATTGTTAGAGACCGAACGTGATCAGATACGTCCAGAGACCCAATTTCCACGTGGGCATCAGTTAAGACAATTTCGGCCATGATCCACCTCCTTATTTTTCAGCCGCGATTCCGGCTGTTACGGCAAAAGTGATATTCGGCGAACCGCCGCCGATGGTATATTTGGCCTTCCACCAGACATCGGTGTAAGGGCCAGTCTCAGTTTTCCATTCATAGCCAGCATCCGTTTTTTGGGCGAAAGTGATTACCGCGGTGTCAGTGATGGTGAGGATAGTGATTTTGCAGCCGGAGCCGCCCGGCGGTGCTACTGTGGTGGATAGACCGCTAGCCACCGCGTATCCAGAACCCGGAGTCAACAAAGAAACCCCGGTAACTTCACCACTGCCACCCACCGAATCGACCGTAAGGGTTCCCCCGGAAGCCTCTGATTGCACCACGGTTAAAATATCGTCTTCGCTATACCCAGAACCGGCAGTATGAATTTCTACCGTGGCGATGCGATTGGCAATGGCAATGACCACATCCAGGGTAGGGGTTCCAGTTTTGGAAAAGACATGTAGGATGCCGTAAAGGTTTTGGGTCGAGCTTACCTCCCCTAGATTATAGGCTGACCCGGCTCCGGTCAATGTTCGGGCCGCCTTGGGCAGCATCATTAATCCCCTGACCAAGATTCCGGCCCCCTCCGCATGGAGCTTGAAGGGCAACACATCCCCCATCTTCGCCCCGGGAGAATATTCGGTGAGTTCTGGGCGCAGAAGAAAGACTGGTGCTCCAGCTAGGCCGGTAGGGGATAGGCTCATGGCTGGGAAGGCCAGCCCCATCTGATCGAATAAATAGTGGTCCGGGTTGCCAGTAATTGCCTCCGCACTCCACCAGCCGTTGATTTCCGCGGCATGGTCATTTAATCCTGGCAGGCGCGTCTTGGCCGTGGCCCCCATGGCGGTTTTTTCCGGCGCTTCCGCCTTCATGTTCAGGGCCAGGGCATTAACGGACCCGGAGAGGTCATACTGCGCCACGTAAATAATAGCGTCCCTGACAATTTGCTCAGTCATATCAGACGGCCTCCCTATGGATGACTACCACATCCAAAACGCTTGAATATTCCAGGGTTTCCGGGTCATAACCATCTATTTCCATGACGATATAGGTATCGTCAACCTGATTGTCAGAGTCAGACCACCTTTCCAGGGCCAACCGGACTTGCTCCGCCACGGCCCGGGCTTCATCAAAATTTCCGGCCCAGGCTGTAACCTGAAACCGCGGGGAAGCAATCCCCGGGTCCCCCCCCATGGCCACCTCCCGGGGGGCCGTAGCTACCCGCTGATAAGTTACTGCGGGCAGGGCACACCCCTGGGGCAGAATCAACGGATAAATCCGGCTGACTATCAAATCGGCTAGCCCCGTAAAACCCGACAATCTTGAAAAAATGGCCGATTCGATACTCATCGCCGCCCCAATTTGGCCGCGGCTTTTTCAATGGCCGCTGATAGGCTATCCTTGATTTGTTCAAGGGCCTTCATTTTCAATTCTTCAAAAGCCGGGCGCAGGAAAGGCCGGGCTGGCATTTTCTTGGTTCCGAATTCGAGAAATCGCCAATAAAAGGCCGTCATAGCTTTTTTGCCGGTTTCCGCCCGGATTTGCCTTAGTTTTTTGCGGCTTCCGGTGATAATTTCCCCGGCCCGCCTGATTTTCATGGTAACCCCGACTTCATAGATAATCCGGCTGGGGTCTGATTTTCTGGCTCGATAGGCCACTATGGCCTTTTTAACCAAGCCGGTAAGCTGAGGGGCCCGGTCCCGGGCCCGGTCCCGAATCATCATTGCCGCGGGCTTGACCGCATCGGCCAGGACTTTGCCCTGGATTTCTTTGGGGAGTTGCATTAGGGCCGCCTTGAGTTCAGGTAATCCTTGAATATTAAAGAGTTCAGCCATCAGATTACCTCCCGGCACATAAGCTGCATCTCCCGATGCCTCTCTTCCAGGTCAATTATCGCGTCTATCAAATAAATTCTTTCTCCCCATAAAACCCGCATTTTGGGAGTAATTCCTTCCAAATATCTAATCCGAATCCGGGTCGTTACCTCTGCCTGAATCTGTTTCGAGGCAAAGAATTCTCGCCCCCGTAACGGCTCGATTGCGGCCCAAACCTCGGCGAAAGTTGACCAGGTTTCCGCTGGAGCACCGGTTTCGCTTTGAGTCTCCGTCACCTCCTGAATAATAATCGGGTGCTTGAGTTTGCCAGCCCTCATCCAAACACCCAGACCCGATATTCATCGAGGAGGCCATCCAAAAATTTCAGTTCAGTCAGGGCTTGAGTGATGGCCAGCTCCCGATTTTCATAGAGAACGCCCACCATGACCCTAATCCAATTCAAAATATCTTCCGGGATGCTGCCGCCGTTATCACCATATCCGGCGATAAACGGAATGGTCACCGCATTGATCACCGGATATGTAGTGGGCCAGGTATAGCCATAGGCCGGGGTAACCCGGCCCGGCTCGCTAATCGCATCAACACGGTAAAGGGTGGCCGATAGCGTTTGCTGATCCCCGGCGGAGTCCAGGTAGAGAATGCCCCCCTCCGCCGGCGCCTCATAGGGAATGGATTGCAGAGGGGGACGGGGGATTTTGATTATCTCCGCCGGGAAATTATCCAGGTACAGCTCCCAGGAAGCCGTGATCAACTGTCGGCCAGTTATTTTCTCCGCCTGCAACCGAGCTGCCGAGATCAGGGATGCCAGGAGAAAATCATCCTCATCATCTGTGATCTTGAGGAAGTTTTTAACCTCCTCAATATCCAGGGGCTCGATGGCTGGGGCGGTGATTAATTTCAGGGGCATTTATTTCCTCTTCCCGGCCTTGGCAGGCGGTTTAACTGCCCGCTCCGGGACCTCCAGGGTAGAGATTTCCTTTTCTGGAAGGGATTCCGGTTTAGCCTTCACAGTTTCTACGGCCTTGGCAAACCCCCCGTCAATAAGACTTAGGGCCAAGGAACCCGGAAGGTCATATTCTTGCCCCGACTCCATCGACCCCCCCGGGCCCGCTGCGGTAGTGAGCATTTTAATTTTCATCAGTCCGTCCTTTCTTCTACCAGGAGACGCACCGTCAAATCATCATGGGTAGGGTCAATGGCGGCACTATCGTAAATCCGGATTTTATAACCGGCAGGCAAAACCAGCCGGTCCGGAATGGCCCGATACATCAAACCATTGGTAAATCCGGTTTCCTGGGGATTTCCTGGGGCAAAGACATACTCCCGGGTTAAGGATGCCGCCTGGACGGCCCCGGCTACCGCCTTGCAAACCGGATTATCCGAGGCATCAGTAATAAGCACATCCAGTTGGCGATTCCCCTCAACAGCTGTGCTAACCAAGCTAGCATAAATACTCTTAATCCACCATTGCTCGCCAGTGGTGACCGTGAAGGTCTTATCCGAATCATTCAGGGCGGCATCGGCTTGCAAGACTAGATTTTCATATGGGCCGGTTCTCATAGATCACCGCCTCTAGGAAGTTTTGAGAATGCCCGCGCCTTCCAACGCGGATAGGATAGACACGATGGCGGCCCGAGCTTCGTCATCCACAGTTGCCCCCCCAGAGGGATCGGCGATATGATCGGCCTGCGTGCCATTAGCCTGGATAATACCGCCGGTTTCAATATTGATGATGCCTTCACTGGCGACCACAAATTGATCCCCGCCCTGTTTTCGATATACTTTGGGTTTGTAGGTTATATCAGCCATGATTTTTTCTCCGTTAGTTGCGGCCCCGGGTTGCCCCGGGGCTTACCCACTTAAGGGACGGTTATTTAGGCAGTGCCTTCCTCCGGACTGACATGGGTTTCGCCGGCGCAGCCGGTGCCATGAGTCGGCGGCTTTTTCCGGGAGCCATATTGGATATAATTGGCTCCGGCCACTACCGCGTTTTGAGTGCCCCGATCCACATAGAGGCGCACATAACGCTTGGTAGGTTTAACCAGGTCAATGTAGAAGGTCTCATCATCATCCGAGTCAGCGATGTCCTGGCCGGTTCCTTCCAGGTCAGCGGCATCTCCCAAATTGGATAAATTACCCTGCTGAGCTTTTATGGAAGTCACCGCCCCGGCGGTGATGGTTCCGAACCGAACCACCATCAGAACCCCTTCATATCCCTGCATATCCAGGATGCTGCCGGTAATATCCAATGTGCCGGCAACTCCGACGGTGGGAGTAATAGCCGAAGAAATCTTGGCATATTTGCTCAGATTCATGGTCAATTCCTCCATTTCTGGCCATTAAGCCAAAGTAACCCGCACAAAGGCCTCAGATAGAACCGGCATCCCGTCTAATTCCCGCCGACCGATGAACCCTACTTGGTTGGTGGCGGCAAAGAGCTCCACCAGCCGCTGGAAGGTCATGGTCAGGGCGTCCACGATCCAGAAATTGCTGAAATCGCCCAGGATGCCCACATAAAGGCCTGTGGTGAAGGTGTTGGGCGCATATTCGCTCATAAAGAAAGGCAGGCCCAACAGGATCGGCGGCTCGCCAGCCATCACATTTTCCCGCCAGATGTATTGACCTTCGCCGTCTTTCAATTTGGCAATCTGGGCCAATGCATCCCGATGGAAGAGCCAACGGGCATTCCGCCAATACTGGGGTTTCAGGGTGAACTTGGCCCCGATTAACCCGTCAAAGGCAATGGCCGTCTCTGAATTGCCAGTACTATAATCCCGATCTGTGTCAATGCCATTGGCCGAGGCGGTGAAAAGACCCAGGGGTTGGCTCGCGCCAGTGCCCGTGAAGAAAGCCTTTTCTTCAGAGACGGCGAATTTGTAAGCCAGGCGATCCCGCACCAATACCTCGGGGTCAATGGGAGAAGCCCGCAGGAGTTTGTTGCTCACCTTGATATACTTGGCCAGTGGATGCGGCGTGAGTTCCCGTTTTCCGAAAGCCATGGTGGAATCTTCCGAGCCGATGAGCAGCTCTGAAGTCCAGTCGGCATCCGCCGGGTTGGCGTCCAGGGAGGGCACGCCCATACTGGCCGCCTGCACCACGCTGAATTTGGTGGCCCATTGGCGAACATAAACCAGGTCATCCACCGCCTGAATGAGTTGGGCCACAAATTGCTCCGGCGGCACAATATAACCGCCAGCCGCATCGGTTCCCATGGATAGGGCCCGGGTCTCCTCCGGCGCCATGCCCTGAACCCCACCCAGGATGAAACTGCGTAAGGCCTGAATTTGTGCCTTGGCTCGGTCATCAGTTTTGCCAGATTCGCCGCCCGGCACCTCCCGGCCCGCGGCTACTGTCCCTTGAGAGGCAGCCAGGTGGGTTTCCAGGGTTCTGAGTTCCTGTTCCCGTTTGATTTGGTCATTGAGGGAATTGATTTCTTTGAACATGGCCTCATATTGCACCTGTTCTTCCCCCGTGAAATCCCGGCTTTCGCTCACAACCTTATCGTTCAAGGCCCTGGCGTCGGCCACCAGTTTATTCCGCTTTTCCAGCATTTCTTGAAGGCTCATAAAATGGCTCCTCCTATTTGAATTTCCCTTTGGCGACAGGCCGTGCGCCAGGCCTCAGGTTGTTTTGGTGCCTCTTCCGGTTTTTCCTCCCGGCTTCTGACCGCTACCGTGGTATCGGGGTAAGCCGGGAAAGTAACCGCCGATACTTCAAAAACTTCCACCTCCAGGAGTTCCCGGAGTTGGAATCCATTTTCATCCTTGGTCCAGTTATCTTTTAATGCCTGAAAGCCGAAACTCATTTGGTCCACATCGCCACGGCGAATGCTTTCCAGGGCATCTTGAGCCCATTGAGTTTTGGGCGGGGTGATGTCAATTTTCAACCCGTGGCTATCTTCTGCAAGAATGAGGGTGCTGTTTTTGGTCCGCCCCAGCACCCGCGCGGCGTCATGTTGCCACAGAGCCCGCACATCACCTTCCTTGAGGCTATTGGCAAAAGCCCCGGGGCGGATGATTTCCCGGAAAAACCCGAAAAGCACTTCCGAAGGGGTATCAAAGACCGCGGCATAACCTGAGATACGGGGAGCTTGCCCTTCCTCCCGTAACACCCGCAACTCCGAAAGTTTAAGATTGCGAGTTTCCCGGCCATCCTCCAGGCTCTTCAGTTCCGGAATATTTTCATAATTGGCGTCTTGGAGGTGGCTTTTGAAATGGTTATAAACCCCTCGCCGGTCCGAATCGGGGATATTCGTTCCCCCCCGGGCCCCATTGAGAACCGCAATTCCGGCAATGCAGCCGCGGATATTGGCTGCTCCGGGTTCGCCGGAATCGGATACCTCGTGATGCACGAATTTATAAGTCCCTTTGATGCCTGGGTCCCCCTGCGGGTCATACCAGGCAAAAATCTTTCCATAATAGCTATGGGGTTGGCCCGATTTGGCCCGGCCTTTCATTAATGGGCCATCCCAGGGCCGGTCGATAGTATCAGTTTTATGAGGGGCAAAGTGGGGCATGACTTTTCTCCTTATTGATTTGCTCCTGGTTCGGTAATTGTCCCGGCTCCGGGAGGTTGCAGCGGGGTCTGGCCTGCATCCATGATGTTTACTGGCTGCCAGAGGTCCTCCGCTTCGGGCCTCCAAGGCAGGTTCTCTTTCTCCCGAGCCTCATTGCGGCTTACGAATCCCCCCATAATGCCTTTATAATGGGCCTCATAGCGCGACCTCAAATCGGCCCGCAATAGGCCGTCCACCAGGTGCTCCACAAAATAAACCCGGCGCTCCGCTGGCGAGAGCAACTTCAGGTTGATTTCCTGCTCAATCCGCACCAGCCAGGGCCTCAAGGTATGCTGCACAAAACGAAGCATTTCTTGTTCCATGCTGGCATAGCTGGCCTTTTCTTGCTCCGCCAGCATGTGTAGGGGGATATTAAAGATTCTGGCGATTTCTTTGACCTGAAATTGCCGGGTGGCCAGCATCTGGGCCGATTCCGGGTCAACCCCGATTTTAATCAGGTCCATACCCTCATCCAAAACTGAGGCCCGGTGCATCTGGTCCAGTCCGGCATTGGCCTCTTGCCAGCCGAGGCCAATGTTTTGTTTGGCCGACGGCGATAGCTTTCCGGGGTGCTTAATAACCACCTTGGTAGTCGTGCCCCCGCTGAAAAACTTAGCCCCGAATTTCTCCGCGGCCATGGCCAAGCCAATGGTTTCTTTTGCCAAGCGGATTGGCGAATAACCGATAAGGCCATCCCCGGATAAACCCCGGAAATGGAGAACTTGGTCTTGCCTAAGAGTAACGGGGCCTCCGGTGGTGGGGGTGTAATCATATAAAAGCTGGTCAATCTGAGGCCGGCGTACCTGCATATTCGCCGGAATTAAGGGCCATAAATTAATAATTTGGCCAGCATTATTGCGTTCGATTTCGGAATAATGATTCCCCCTTAGACAAAGATGACTCATCACCAATTCCTCATAGGTCAGGGAGGACATGAGATGGTTGGGGGCATCGTGCAGAAGCATATAAAGCGGATGGTCAACGGCCCTTTCTTTGTTCCTATCGTTACGCCGGTAAAGGATCAGGGGCAGAGAGGCAACTGATTCAGACAGGATACGCACCGCGGCAAAGATCGTGCTCAAATTCAAGGCGTTCATCTCATTGATAATCATTCCCGTTGAGGAGGAGCCACCGCCGCCAAACCAATCCACCAGCCATTGATTAGGATCGGCCAAGGTAGTCCGCAGCATCCATTTCAGAAATCTCTGCCAGAGATTAGGGCCTTTCATACGGCAAACAGCCTCTCGTTTTCATAGGCACTACTTTTTTGCACTGATTTCATAGCCCGATCCAAAGCCATTATCAGGGCTACCATCCCATCAATCTTGTTTTCCGGGCGTTCCTTCCGGGGGAAAATGTTATCCTTATTATCCAATTTGGCCACCACGTTGCTCATCATCCAGGTCAGAACCGGATCGCCATCATGATGTAGGCGCCCCGATAGCACTAGGGCTTCAAGTTCTTTCATGGCCTCGGAAAAATTCAGGACTATGGGCCGGACTTCCACCACTGGAAAGCCGTCATTGCCAAGTCGCCCGGCAATCTGCGTAGCCTGGAAGGGGTCATAGCCGATGGCCTCAATCTGATAGAGGCTGGCAGCCTCCCGAATATCCTGCTCAATCCGGTCGATGTCGGTGATATTGCCCTCGGTGAGAATCAGCCGGCCTTCCCGGGCCCAACCTGAATATTGAGAGTTTTTGCTTTCTTCAGCGGCCTCTTCCGGTAGGTAGGATTTTAGGAAAGGATAAAAATGACTGGCCCCATCAATTTCCCGCCGGAATAAATAGAGCAGGGCGGCAATATCTATCTTTGAAGCTAGGTCGAGGCCCATCCAGCAGGGTTCTCCTTCAAATTGCTCTATCTCTAGGGTTTTGTCCCGGCATCTACCCCAGGCAAACATATCCATCCAGGCGGTTTCGGAAGAAACCCAGATATTCAGGTGCTTGGTCAGAAAGGTGTTGACGTAAGAAGGGGTCCGCATGGCCTTGGCCGCCTTGCGGGCTAGGTCATCAGGATTAACACTTACCCCGTAATTCGGATTGGCCTTGCGCCAGGAAGCCTCTAGGGTCCAGTCATCCCCTTCATCTAGGGTATAAATCAGGCCAAACATGGCCTCGTCCTGGGCCACCCCTTCTAAAATTTTGATAAGGTTGGCCCGGACCTCATAGCAAATTCCAGAAATATCAGAGCCAGCGGTGGTGATATTCCAGATTAAAGGCTGTGCCCGGGCTCCCACAGAGGTTTCAATAACGTCATAAACTTCTCGGGTCTTGTGGGCATGAAGTTCATCAATAAGGCCCCCTGAAGTCCCTTTCCCTTCCAAAGTTTTTGAGTCTCTGGACAACGGCTGAAATTTCGAGCCGGTATGCTCTTGGAAAATGCTATTGGCTAAGGCTTGAATTCTCAGGGTATTAGCAAAGAGTTGATCTTTACGCACCATCCGCTTGGCGATATTCCAGACTATCTTGGCTTGATCCCGAGTGGTGGCCGCACTGTAAACCTGAGCCCCCGCCTCACCATCCGCGGATAACAGAAACAGGCCCAGGCCGGCTGTCATGGTGCTTTTGGAATTCTTGCGGGGAATTTCTAGATAAACTTCGCGAAACCGCCGAAGGCCGTCCTTGCGATACCAGCCGAAAACCGTGGTATAGATAAAACACTGCCAAGGTTCTAAACGGATTTTCTCATTGCGCTTGGCCCATTCCCCCTCGACATGGGGTAGGCCCTCAACGAATTCGCAGAAATCCGCCGCCTTCTGGGGCCGCCATTCATAAGGCCAGGATTTTTCTTTCCGCCGCCAGCATTCCAGCTCCCTTTCCTGACGCTCACAAGCCAAGCGCACCCATTTGCAGGCCGGTATCTTTCCGGCTAATACACCCCGACGGTAATCGTTTGCCTTGCGAATGTAGGGAGATAGGCTCACTTAGTAAATTTCTCCCAGGGGTTTTTGGGGGGCTTGCTGTTATCCCCAGAGACTCGGCCCCGACTGGCCGGAGTAAGCCCAAATTCAATGGCCAAAAGCCTCTCCTGTTGTGCAAGTTGCAAAAATTGGCGGACTTTATCAGTTTTTGTCGCCTTAGCCATCAATCGGGTCTTGGCCGCAATGATGCAATATTTGGCAAAAAGCTCTACATCAGCCTCGGTCAAAACCTTCCTTTCAAGGAGAACCACGGCTCTTTCCTGCCAAACTTCCTTAGCCTTTTTCGGAAGCCATGATGGGGGGGAACCGCTTGCAAGATCAAATTCCGGCTCATTCGGGTTGAGCCGGTCCGGCCTTGCAGTCCCTTCAAGAAGTTTTAAAGCTGTTGGCTTTCTAAGACTCCCGCCCCTGGGCATTTCCTAAAATCCTTTATTGCCGGTATGCAAATTTAGTCCGCCGCCGGTCTTTTGAAAATATCTTTCAAACTTTTTAACTACCCCTTCCGGTCTTACTATTGTGATGAAAGAAACATAGACTTTGCCAGTTGCTTTCATCCCAAAATCTATCATCATTCCCTTTATGAGGGATGATGTGATCTACTACTTGGGCTGGGGTTAGTTTTCCCTCTCTTTGGCATTCGACACAGAGCGGATAGATTCGCAGATAGTTTGCCCGGGCATTTTGCCACCGTTTGCCATAACCCCGCTTGGCAGATGATTGACGGGGGTCATCTATCCTGCGCCCTTGTTTCTTATGAGCCTCGCAATATTTCCCGGACTTGAGGATGGCCGGGCAACCCGGAAATTTACAAGGCGATTTTAGGGATGGACTCATGCTTTAAATAGAGTGCAAAAAATCAGAGGAAGCTGTCAAGCGACCGGGGGGGT